AGCAAAATTTGCAGGACTTGCAGACAAAGCAACGGGTGCAGATACTGCTGGTGCTACTGGATCTAGTGGAACCGCATCATATCCATCTGATCCTGGTGCTCCCACCTTTGTAGAACCTACAACAAGTAAAGTTAGTGATTATTTGACTAAAGCTGCAGGTGGTATTCGAAAAGTGAAGATTGATATTGGTAATTATATTAAAGACTTTTTAGATAGATCAAATCGCTATGACGGTGTATCAGCACAAGCGATGAGTGCAAAAACAGCAAGATCTAAGTTGAGAGATCCAGCCAATAGAAACAATAATAAATTGGTGTCAGCTCTGATCGAAGAAGGCACTTTATGCGATCAGTTTAATAATCCCAATCCGCAGGCAATAGGTAGAATAGTTGATGGGAAGTCAACAACTGTAAAAGCAACAAAAAATACAAATCCGAAAAACAAGACAAATAATGTCATATACATTCCAAAGAATGTCATAAAACAGTTTTTACCAAACCCAGCCTATAATCCAATGAATATAGGTACTGATACTATTAGTGAAATTACTGCTAAAACTAAATTATCACCCAATATTTCGTTGTCTAAATTTTTGGGCAATGAGGATCCAGTAAACATTAAGTACATTAGAGACGAGAACAAAAAGAAAAATATACTTAAACATCTTTATCCACAAGTTGTAATACTAAAACAAATAAATGCGAATCAAGACGAACTAGAGGGAATATCCCTAGAGGTAACAGAGGGTCTATACAGACCTGGAAGTGGCGAGACTATTACTGCTGGAAGTATTAATGATTTAAAATCTAAAGGCAGGGCTGTAGCATACAAAGCAATCGATCTTGATGGTAAAGCAAACAATTCACGTTTGTTCGATATAGCAGCATGGTTAAAAGACAATGCATATTTTGATGAGTTAATTTTATCATATGACACGAATGAGTGTATAGGAGACAACCCTATTTTATCTGGTAGAATTATAATTACTATGCCAGAAATTGATGATAATTTCACAGGAAACTTCAAGAGAGAGGTTTATACAGAGTTTAATGGTAATAGATTATCTCAAGGTGAATTAGTAGAGGTATTATTATCTAATGACGAAACTAATCTTTATTATGTTGAGGGTGGAAATCAGTGGGTACTTTATAGATCTGGTTTATCACAATTCAATAAAGACATTCGCCCAGAACTTTATAATAAGTTAGTAACCATTGCAAAGGCCTTTGGGCGACCATTAGAGGTTACTAGTGGCAGAAGACCGCCAACTAGCACTGCTGGCGTTGGAAGTAGAAGTAAACATGTATCGCGAGATGCTGTTGATATATTGACTCCATTTAATGATAAGGATACTGAAAGACTAATACAAATCGCTATTTCAAATGGAATTAGAGGTATTGGAATATACAGAGAGCCATCACGTGGTGGCGGCAGCACATTTAATGGTTTGCATTTAGATATCAGATCCGGAAGCAAGGCTGCATGGGGTGACAACTATAGTAGAACCAGTCTCTATCGTTACCCATGGGCTCATACGGTTCTTAATAAAAATGGATTCCCAACTAGCTGAATTAACATATAAATAATGCTAAAAGAGATTAACTATGGCTACTACTAGAGTATTATCAAAACAGGATGCTAATCAGAATACTAGTACTCTTATTACTAGTCGTTCTAGATTATATCGTGACATTGATCTATCATTTACTGTAAAGCCTAATGGTGAATTGTATGTAAAAAGAGATGCTGCAGCTGTTACTCAGGCTCTAAAGAATCTAATTCAAACTAATCACTTTGAAAAACCATTTCAGCCATTTTTTGGTGGAAATATTAGGGCTATGTTATTTGAATTAGTTGATGAAGACACTGAAGAGGATGTAGCAGAGCAAATCATTAAAACTATTAATGACTATGAGCCAAGAGCAAGACTAAGAAATTTAGATGTAAATCTAGAGGCAGATCAGAATACTCTTAGTGTTAAAATAGAATATCAAGTTGTAAACACGGATGAAGTTATTACATTTACAACATCAGTATCAAGGTTGAGATAAAATGGCAACAACAATAAGATCAACAGCTTTAGATTTTGATAACATCAAAAACAATCTAAAGGTATACCTGGCAAATCAGGAGCAATTTAAAGATTATGACTTCGAGGCGGCAGGGATATCAAACATTCTAGATGTTCTTGCTTACAACACTCATATCAATGCTCTAATAGCCAACTTTGCCCTAAATGAATCATATCTGCCCACTGCACAGTTAAGATCTTCAGCCGTATCGTTAGCAGAGGGTATTGGTTATGTTCCTGATTCTGACAAAGCTGCACAGGCTAAAGTTAGATTATCATTTAGTTCTGATGCATCCGGTAGACCAGCAACTGTTACATTGCCTGCTTATACAAAATTTACAACTGATGTTGACGATGTACAGTATACATTCCAAACAATCGAAGCTTATACTGCTACTGATAATGGTTCAGGTTTTTATGAGTTTAAAACTTCAAGTGATATTGCTGAAATACCTCTATATGAAGGTACACTCAAGTCTAAGACATTCTTAGTCGGAGAATACGAGGACAATCCAGTTTACGTAATTCCAGATACAACAGTTGATGCTGATACAGTTACTGTAAAGATTTATGAGAGTGCTACTTCTACTACATTTGTATCATATCAAAATATTCTAAAAGCTACATCTATCAATGCACAATCGACCGTATATATTTTAAAAGAGTCACCAAACGGTTACTTTGAATTATCATTTGGTGATGGAAACACATTTGGTATTGCCCCATCTTCAGGTAATAGAATTGAGGTTCAATATCTGTCTACTAAGGGTGATGTGGCTAACGGTGCTGGAGTATTCACACCATCAAATACCTTCACATCAGGCTCTATTTCTGAGGACCTTACAGTCACTACTCTTGTTAATTCAGTTGGCGGTGGAGAGAAAGAGTCTATCGAGTCAATCAGACAAAATGCACCTTTCCAATATGCTACGCAAAATAGAATGGTAACAGCGGCTGATTATTCATCACTCATATTACGTAATTATTCAACCCTTATTGATGACATCGTATCATGGGGCGGGCAAGACGCGTTAAAGCCTGAATTTGGTGCTGTCTATACATCTATTCTATTCAAAGATACTGTATCAGCTGAAACTCAAACAGCCACAAAAAACGCAATATTAGATCTAGCTGCACAGCTTGCTATTGTTTCATTTAATTTGAGATTTGTCGATCCGATTACTACGTTTGTAGAGGTCGATACATTCTTCCAATTTAATCAGAATTTGACAGATCAAACTTTGAATACTATTACAAATAGCGTATCTAGTACTGTTTCTAACTATTTTACAAATAACACAGGCGAATTTAATCAGGCGTTTAGAAGATCTAATATGTTGACACTTGTCGACGATACAAGTACAGCTGTGTTGTCTTCTCGTGCTAATATTAGAATGCAGCAAAGATTTACTCCCTCTGCTCCATCACTCGTATCGGTTATTAATAGATTGACAAATGTCACTTTGAACAATACACAGTTAAATAAAATATTAGAACTCACTGTTGACAGAGCTTATATCTCTGCAGCGAACTATATGATTAATAATTCTTTGACAAGTAATAACTTAACATATTTAGTTGATGAATTAAGTGCAGCAAATAACAATACATCCCAACAACTATTGTTCCCTGTGGCTATTGCACCAGCTGATGACGACACATATACTATTACATCTAATGAATTCACTTTCAATGGTGAAAATTGTATCATAAGAAATAAATTAAGCTCAACAATTTTGCAAATTGTCACAGCAGCTGGGGGTATCGTACTCAGTGATAATGTAGGTAGCTTTAATCCAATAGCAGGAACTGTCACTGTTAACTATTTTAATCCTACTGCTATTAGTCGTGGTTTATCAGTTATTAAACTTGCTGCAGTTCCAGCAAATCAGAGTGTCATAGACCCAACACGAAACGAAAGAATCGTGTACGATCCAGATCGTTCTACAACTAATCCAGTACTTACAACAGCGCAAAATTAATGTCTCATAAAGATAGAACAAAACTAGATAATAATAGACGTTTATTAAATCTGCAAAGGTCAGAAATCTCTAACGTATTACCAGAATACTTTGGAGAAGACTTTCCTAATTTAATAGAGTTTATGGATGCCTATTATGAATGGCTAGAGGACTCTGGAAATCCTGGAAACTATATCCATAAGCTCTATAGAAACAGAGACGCTACTCAAGTACCGAGTACACAACTACAGTACTTAGAAGATGAATTGCTACTCGGCCAAGCATACTTTGGTGGATTCTTAAACAAACGAGAAGCGGTAAAATTTAGTAATCTATTGTATAGATCGAAGGGTACTAAGTATTCTATTGAACAGTTTTTCAGAGGATTCTATGGCTCAGACCCTCAGGTAATATATCCAAAAGAGAACATCTTTAAAGTCGGTCCTGCTATTGATTATGACTTAGACAGCGTTAATACCGGCGGTGAACAGATTAAAACAGAAGCTTCACTTATCGGGCCCGAGTCACAAAGATATCTAACCGATGATGAGAGATATCAGGTAATGTCAATTCTTATTAAGAGTGACATTCCTATTAGTACATGGTTAGAAACATATAAGCTATTCGTGCACCCAGCAGGTGCCCACATAGCTGGTGAATTGGTTCTAGAACTTGTGAATACAAATAAAATAACAAGTGAATATCTATTTGGTGTTCAGACGAACCTAGAGAAAACAACTAGTGTATCATTCACCGCCCTCAATTCAGCAAGTGGTTCAGTTGATATTACATTGATTGAAACAGGTGATGGAGAGGTTGGTATGCTTCGTACCCAGGCTGGTTTACATATTGATAATACTGGTGATACAACGTTTGATAGTTCTGAAGGTATTACGTTCAGAGAGGCGCTATCACCGAACTCATTCACAATGGACGATTCAGACGAGTATGGTGTAATCACTCTAGACCAAGATTCAACTGGAACATCTCTATTCACACTCAGCACTATGGATGAAGCTAGATACACAACACTATTTGATTCAGAGAATTCAGCTGATTCTGCACATTATCCCTACCAACACATATAAATAATGTAAATAAACCTCAAGAGATTAAGTATGGCTAGACAAACAATCAATACTGGATCAGCTGCGAATGACGGCACAGGTGACACTCTTCGTGGAGCTGCCACAAAGATTAACTCAAACTTTTCTGAGTTATACACGCTACTGGGTGGTGATGCTGCAGGTACAGGTACTACTACTGCTCTTACTGACAGTGGATTAGACATTATCGGAACAACTTTTAGAACCAAGATCGGTGCTGCTGACCCTGGTTCAGAAATTTCTATTGATTTTCCAGATTCTGCCGGTACTGTAGTTGTTACAACTGCTACACAGACCTTGACAAACAAAACTCTAGCAAATCCTACAATTACATCAGGGGTTCTTACGACTCCACAGATTAATGACACTAGTACGGATCATCAATATGTGTTTTCTCCGAGTGAGCTAGCTGCTGATAGGACTGTTACACTTCCATTATTGACAGATAATGATGAGATAACATTTAATGCTCATACCCAAACTCTTACAAATAAAACTCTGACAACTCCTACAGTCAGTAGACCAAATATTCAAGAGTATTTCGCTGACTCAGCAGGTGATCCTGTTGTCAATATATCGGCTAGAACATACGGCAAAACTAATAACAGAATACGTATCCAAAATTCTGCTAGTTCAGACGTAACTATTTCAGCATTTGGTGGTAGTACAAATGTAGGTATAGATATTGACGCAAAGGGTAATAAGCCTGTCAAATTAAGTAAATATGCAAGCGATATTGAAATCGTGGCTCCGGGTGCAACTATTGGTAGTGGTGGTACAGATATAACTGCAAGTATTATAAAATTGAACGGTACTACAGGATCTACTGTTACTTTGAACGATGCAATTACTGCAGGAACCATTTTACACGTTATCAGAGACACCAACTCTGGAACACAGACAATAACACCTGCTAACTTCTTACAAGGTACTACAATAGATTTTACGGCTAGCCAAACCGCAACACTCATTTTTGATGGCTCAAACTGGTTTAAAGTTGGTGGCACAGCTTCAATATCATAATAGGAAAAAACAATGGGCGCTATAATTACAGATAAATTAAAAAGAACTTTTTTGACACAGCTGTTTGATGAAGCAACTGGTACAAAATTTGGTGATTCAGATAATTACTATTATGTTGCAGTTGGAAGATCAAACCAATGGCCGACAGATGATACACTAGTTCAACCAGATTTTGATGAGAGAGAAGAGCGTGAGTTCAGATATGCTGCCCAGTCTGTAAAAGCTATTGAAGCTTTCTCATTTGTTGTTCCTATTGTAAACTGGGCTGCCAATACTCAATACGTGCAGTATAACGATAACGTAGAGGGACATCCATCAGGTTCTCCATACTATATTAGAACTGAAGATAATAACAATGTTTATGTTTGTATTCGTCAGGGTAAAGATTCATCAGGTGTTGGACAGGTCTCTACAGTAAAACCAACACACAGTGATACAACACTACCAATTGAAACTGATGGTTATGTTTGGAAATACCTATATACAATTTCAACAGCTGATACAAACTTCTTCGTTACAGCAAACTATATGCCTGTTAAATTCGTAGATTCAGCAAGTCCAACAGATGCATATTTTGGTCAAAAGACAATCCAAAACGCTGCTGTGCCTGGTCAAATTATTGGTTATAGAGTAACGGCG